CTATTTGACCATTATAGTCCAAGTAAGGTTGTTGATTCCAGAAACAGGACTTCCGCCAAGAGCCACAGAAGGCCAATCATAACTTATGATTATGTTACTTCCAGATATTCTCGCCCAAGGTGTAATCATTGCTCCCCCTCCATCGACTGCTACAGCGTCGGGGCTATTTCCTGTAACTATAACCATTGTAGGCGTGTAGCTTAATCCATGGGGAATGGTAAATTCATAAGTTGTACCATTCCCACTTGTTGTATAGGTAAACATTTTCGGGATGTCTTGGTATCTAACGACATCATCGTTATCTGTTGGAGCAAATTTGGCTTTAACTCTGTTAAATCTAGCTATGTCTGAAGGTTGATCATTGTCAATAGATCCTCTTACAGAAAGCCCTTCGTCGAATTGTCCTGTAGTAGCGATCAAGGCGTTGTTAATCCTAAAGTTTATATTAGTTGCAATCTGACCACCTCCGTCGTTTGAGTCATTCGCTATAACCAATTGATCTCCATTAGTGGATTGTAGGCTAAATGTACTATTTCCTTCTAGATTAAATTTTTTAGTGTATCCTAAGCGAACATCTTCATAGAAGGAATTAAAGCCGCTGTAGCTGTTGTGACTACTTAAACCTGCTTTAGTAGCCAATCCGGTAGTTACTGCCTGTGTCGTTGGATAAGTGCTATTATCGGCTACGGCCAAACTTGTCACCTTATTTGACTTATCCTCTTTGCCGCTAATATCTACAGGACCAGAAATGTCACTGATCGTTGCAACGTTAACGCCATTGATTTTAATAGGTTTGTCAAATGTGTAAGCATTAAGTCCTGAGGAAGTATAGAAGTCGGCGGTATTTCCTGTCGCATTTCCCCCAGCCCTCATGGTTACTGTTTTTAAGCTTCCGTCGGCTTCGTTGTTGTGCGAAAGCCCACCGTTGTAACTGCCTGTATAGACATTCAAGCTTCCTGCAGATGTAATGGCTACTTGCCCTTCGAATAAAGGACTATTTTTTATAGAGATGTCATTGCCGAGCTTCTGCAAAGCACCGCTTGTAGTGATGTTGGGGCCAGTTAAAAATGGCGTCCAATTCGCATTGGTTAAGCTGACACCTAAAGTATATGTACTATCTACCGTAGCGGATTTCACCCGTATCAACATTCCCGCCTTTCTGCGGGCCAAAGGGATGGCGTTACGTTCCTGCCAGGAACCTACTGCAATTAATCCTCCTTTACCCAAACTATCTACATGGGTAGGGTAGGTATCAGTAGGTCCATTGGGTTCTATTTTGCCCAATACTTTAACTTGTGCGTTTAGTACCGTTGCACATAAAGCTAAAATGAATGTAATGAATATTTTTTTCATGGTGTGTTTATCGTGATTCCGAAATATAGTTAGGCCTTACCAATAAATTGAAGAGGCTTTAATTGACTTATTTGACCATTATTGTAAACTTAGTGCCTGCTGGAAGTGATGCGGAAGTTTGTACGGTAATTATGGAACTAGATATTTGTACGCTACTAACTACAATGTTTTGAGCTACATCGCTGTTAATGACTGCCATTGCCATCGTTGGCGTAAATCCTAAATTATATTCTATCTCGTTTCGGTCGGTATGCTCAATTGAGGTATAAGTAAACATCTTAGGTATATCATCTATTATGGCTAACTTTCCGCTTTCTGTAGGAAATGTTAAACTCACATTCTGATATAAAGATCCATCGAGCTGTAAGCTCATTCCAACAATCCCCTTTCGCATTGACCAATAATTAGGAGACAGAACTAGTCCTTCATCATTGTCTAAATCGTTAACTCGTAAACCTATTTCTGTAGCATTGCCTACCGACAATGAAGCACTATTTCCTCCAGTACTATTAAAGTGCAAACTTCTACCTCTAGCTGTTATCGTACCATAAGGGTCATACTTAGAAACTTTGAAAGAACTTCCCACTGTTAAAATGTCGTCCGTTGCAGGTGCTGTAGGATTGATGGTTACCGTTCCAATAAAGTTTGCCCCCAATAAGTCAGCTTTTCCTGAAATATTCGGTATATCGTCCTCTAGGGCTAGTACGCCACTTTTTGCAGGTAATTGGATAACTTCATAATTCCCTGCGGGATTATTGGTTAGCATACTTGTGCCGCCGTTTACATCATCTAATACAATTAGGTTGCCGTCTATAGTAGTATTGCCTAAGGAATTGTTCATAACTTGAGCATTTTTAAAAGTATTACCTCCCATTAGATTAGCCTTACCCGCAATATCGTCTAAACGCACAACGCTGGTGCCTTGAGAGGGGGCGCTGTTGACATTGAAAGTGTTGAAATTACCTCCTGAGCCTGTAATGCCCACGTTAGCTTGTATATTATGGTTGTTGAATACAATGTCAGAGCCTTCGGGGCCACTTTCGTGCGAGACCTTAAAAACAGTTTCAAAATCACCAGTTCCGTAACCGTCTTTAGGTTTTACTTGGAAAGTAAATTCCTCATTGCTCGGGTCTATAAAAAAAGCAGCTCTCTGACTGGTTGGACTTGTATGAGGGAACTCAAATCCGTAGGTATGCAAATTAGGAATGATGTTAACCCCTGAGAAAGTATTTCCACCTGATAGGTTAGCCTTAGCGGTTAATCCAGTTGCTACAGCTTGCGTAGTAGGATAGGTAGTATTATTGGCACTTGCTAGGCTTGTTACCTTATTTGTGTTTTGTTCGTAACCCGCTAAAGCATTTACCATTGTTTGTGCGGTTGGAAATTTACTGTTATTTGGATTTAACAAATTTGTTGCTGCAGTTCCTGTTAACTTAGTATCCAGCTCTGTTTTTACTGCTAATGTAGTTGGATAGCTGGTGTTGTTGCCAGTGCCAATGGAAGTCGCTTTGTTTGCGCTGTCTTCTTTGGTGCTTATATCTAAATCTAACCCAGTATACATTACATTTTTTGTAGCTAAATCAGTTTGTAAAGTGGGTGTCCAGGCGTCACTAATGGCATTGCCATAAATTGTTTTTCCATATAGCGAACTGGTGATAATAAAAGGAGAGTCTTCGGTGGCTGTCCCATTATATCGTCTACCAATGGGGGCCTGAAATAAGCAGCCTGCCATGGTTAGGTTATTTGCATTAAACCTTAAATTGCGAACTAATGAAGGAAAAGTATTTGCTGTGATATAGCTACTTGTAACAACAGATTCTAACCTGTTGGCATTGTTATAGGTAAAGCCATTTGTGAGCAAGACACTTGATGCCAAACGGATGTTATTATAGAACATCGAGGTTACATTGATAATACTCTGTGTTATACTTTCTAGTTTGTTAAATGAAATGGCATAGTTCGCATTGCCTGATCCTGTACGATTAATTGCAAAAATACTATTGGTGGCTGAAATTTCATTTTGGTAACAATAAGCATTACCCTTAATCGCGAAAGTTAAATTGCTTGACCCATTGTGAATCAGCATTCTGGTAAAACTAAAAGCTTGGCCATCGGTGTAAACAACAATGTTAGGCATGCTGCTAAAAGAGCTTTCTGGAATTTTAACACAGGCAATGCCTCCATAATTAGAGAACATGGGCACATCAACAAAGTCTGCTGTATTAACTGGAATGGTAATATTTGCGCCAAAATACTGTAGTGATAATGTAAAGCCAGTTGAAGAGCTGCTTAAGTGTAAAGTATTATCATTCAGGATTTCTAGCCAAGATGTTCCAGTAGATGGCTCATCTGTTGTGGAGCTCAAACTGTAGTATATTTTATTATTGTGTTGTACGATAATGTTAGCATTATATGTTCCTGTTGACCATGTAGCGGGGTTAAGTTTCCAGCGTCTGAACTTGGCATTTCTAAAATCAAAGCCCAGCTCTATTTCAAGCGCTCGATCATGCCTGCGCATAATATGCCCTTTAGTGCTACCGTTAATATTGTTTGCCGTGTAAAAAATATCATCTTGTGGATACTGTGGCGACTTAGCCAAGTTGTATAGTGTATTTGTAGATGAAGCACGAACAAGTAATGGCTCTATTGGTCCAGTATTTATGGCACTGGTATTGGGAATCGTATGTATTGTTTGATAATCTGTAAGTAGATAATCTTGTTCAGGGATTAGCGTATTGTTTGAAAATGAAGCCTGTAATTGGGCATAGGTAATGTTTATTGCTTTGACTGCTTTGCTATCGAGTTCATTTTGAAGGTCGACCTGATTAGCTAATACGCCTCCAATTGAACCCCATTGCGAATTGCCTGAACCCGTTGAAAATGTCATCCAATCGGAGTTTGTTAGGCCTACATTCAGTGTATAAGTGCTATCTACGGTAGCCGACTTTACCCTTACCAACATGCCCGCTTTTCTGCGGGCCAAAGGGATGGCGTTACGTTCCTGCAAGGAACCTACTGCCATTAACCCTCCTTTACCCAAACTATCCACATGGGTAGGGTACGTATCGGTTGAGCCGTTGGGTTCTATTTTGCCCAATACTTTAACCTGTGCATTCAACATAGTTGCGCACAAGGTCAAAATGAATGTGATGAATATTTTTTTCATGGTGTAATTGTGAAAGTTGGTTATATGTCAATAGTTTCTATGTGTAAAGACTATGGCATCATGACGAGAGAGTTAATGGACTTATTTTACCATTATGGTCCACTTAACAGCGGCACCTCCTTCAGGTCCGATGTCATCTCTTCCTATACAGGTTAGTACGATATTATTTCCTGATATTTCAGCTTTAGTGGTTAATACAATACAATCTCCCTCGCAATTTATTAAGGCCCCATTATTATTTGGCGTAGCTATCACCATGGTGGGCGTGTAGTCTAATCCGTGAGGAAATGTATAAGTCGTGGTACTTCCGCTACTCGGAGCAATTGTGCTGTAAATAAACATCTTCGGAATGTCAGAAGTTAGGGCTATGGTACCCGAGGCATCAGGATAAGTAATATTTCGTTGGCCAGTCAAACTAGCAGGTGGGCTAACAGTCATATCTTTCCCGCTCATATAATACCTGATCCAATTTGGGTTATAAGCTGCTGTTAAGTTGCTCCTGCTAACAGTATTATCAGTAAACCATACTCCAAGTCCGTTAACCGTAGCATTCTTAACACCTAAATCTTCACTGCCCTCAACTAAATTAGATTGGGCAATATAACCTTTGCCCATCTCGTCATCGTTATTTAAAAAATCTATAATATCAGTATCCTTAACACTACCTCCAACTTGTAGCCTATTAGTTTTATCATCATTAGAAGGCAGCATGCCAATAAGTGTATTACCTCTAATTGCGCCAGCATCACTCACATTTAAAGCAATAGCACCTGCTGTGCTAATGTCTGTAGCTCCACCACTACCATAACCAGCTACTACATATACATGACCTCCATTGCCAAGGACACTGTTGCCTGCTTTAAGCTGTGCGGAGCCTCCTATACCATTACCCAGAGATGTACCTCCTTGTAAAATGGCATTGCCTCCGAAGCCGGCTGAGTTATTAGCGCCCCCTATAGCATTACCTCCGTCTCCTGCAAGAATGTAAATTTCACCTCCGTTACCGCCTTGATTAAATCCGCTACCATTAGCGCCACCGCCGGTTCCACTGGTAATTCTGATTTTGCTGCCTTGACCTCCTACTGCAAAACCTGTACTTGATGATGAAGCACCATTACCTCCTACTACATTAAGCACTTGTTGTGCATTACTGCCTGATGTGGTTGCGTTTGCACCCACGATATTTACTATCCCGTTAGTTGTATTTGTAGTTCCTACGGCTAATCTATCAGCTATCGTCTGATTGCCAGTGAAAGCGTTGCCTCCAACTAAATTTGATTTTCCGCTTATATCGGAAACCAGGGCTATGGTACCGTTAGAACTAGGTAAGTCTACGTCTCTGAAGCCTCCTGCTGGGGCTCGTAAATTAACATTACCTATTTCTATACGAGAACTATTAACTTTAACGTCACCACTTATAGAAACTACACCCCCCCTTAATTGTAGGTCAGTTCCGGCATCTACAACAAGATTACCAGTAGATCTAGCATCTATTGTGAGCATATCGCCATCCATCCAAATTTTACCGCTGTATTCTTCGGTAGGATCGTAGATACTTAAAGAATTATCATTATCCAATACAGGTAATTTCCCACTTCTTGTAGGCATTTTTACCGTATTGTTGGCCTGAACATTATTGTCTTGCACTAAATAGCTATATGGGCCTCCATCTTTGAAGCCTATCCCTCCACTAAAAAGCTGTAGAAATTGCCCTGATGAGGTATTTAAAAGGGTCAATTCTCCACCGTTTAAAGTAGCCTTGGCTTCCGAATCAACATTGTCTACAATAATCGGAGTAGTAGTTGTTATTTGACCGTTAAATAACTGATTTCCTGTAAATGTGTTGCCTCCGGTCAGGTTAGCCTTACCACTAATGTCTACCGGTCCTGGGATATCTGCTGTAGTGGCTATGGTATAATTACCACTAGCTTTTGCAGGTAGATTAAAATATCTTTCAGCTAAATTATCCGTAGGTCTAATCATGTTAGTGCCTACACCGAAGCCGTTCACACTCATTCCAGCACTATTTCCAAAACCATCATGTAAGGAAATATCACCATTCTTTAGCTCAATTCTTCTACCTGAGTAATTAACATCTAGCTGGCCTGAGACAGTGCCGCCTCCTTTATTAAGCTTGTTGTTAAACTCATTCATCAAGTCTGTTTGATTAATCATACTACCTGTTAGGCTGCCCCAAACGGCTCCACTTCCCCCCAAAACAAAAGGTCTCCAATCGGCATTGGCCAGGTTACCTCCAATGGTGTAGGTACTGTCTACCGTAGCGGACTTTACCCTTACCAACATGCCTGCTTTCCTGCGAGCCAACGGGATGGCGTTACGTTCCTGCCAGGAACTCACGGCCATTAGGCCCCCTTTACCCAAACTATCTACATGGGTAGGATAGGTATCGGTTGAACCGTTGGGTTCTATTTTACCCAATACTTTAACTTGCGCATTAAGGGCGAGGGTAAATAAAGCCAAAATAAATGTGATGAATATTCTTTTCATAGTATGATTTATTGAATAACTGCCGTTACGTTACCGCCTGTTTCATTGTTTGAAGTGTACACGTTGTAATTTTGTGTATAACCTGAAGCATTGGTAAAACTAATTACCGTTTTAGTGAACGATGACAAACTTTCCAATCCGCCAATATTAATGCTTGATAAATCTCCTAAGTTTGAAGGATAGGCGTAGAAAACACGGTTGCTTCCACTTGCAGTGATGGAGAAAGTGCCTGCTTTACTATTAGACAAGACATTGCCACCTCCAGCACTCGCCAACAGATCACTTGCTGTAGCTGTAACAGAAGTGGTACGGCCCCAGTATCTTTTGGGTAAGAAATTAAAGCTTACCGAAGATGCTGCCGATTTATTGTCTGTAGTGATTACGTTAAGAGTAAAAGTTGTTGATGTATTTGAGAATACCACAAGATTTGACTGAGTACCACTAGTTGCGCCCGATACGGGTGGTTGTGAAAAACTCTGCGGAAAATTCTGACCATCACTGCCTGATATTCTTACGATTGTTAAAGGGAGTGTAGCCTCTTGCCTACCGGCTATCCAATTTAATACGTTACCTCCTATGGTAGCATTAGATGTAAGTTCAAAGTTACCTCCTCCGGTCAAACTAGCAGTAGGGGCTTGCGTAGGATAAAAAACCGCATTTAACCAAGCCACCAAATCATTCGTATTGGGATTTTGCCCGGTGGCCACGCTGCCCGTAATAGGACGTTTCCCATTAAAGTTTTTAGCGGTAATGCTGCCGTCCAAATTGATTTTGCTGTCGGGCTTGCGACCAATGGCAATAGAATCAACCGTAATGTTTTGTTGTTGAGCATTTGCCACATAGGCAAATAGCATCAAGGTAAAAAGTAAGATCTGTTTCATTAGAAAATAATTTCGATTGTGGCCTCTGGTGAGATGCCGTACAGCCCTGTTAATACTTTAGTTGATTTATTGTATTGTATTTGCCAGCTACCAGCCACTTCATCTACATAAACGGCTGGTTGTCTTGGATACTGGGGCAGCTCTTCTGAAGAAAGATCTAAATCACCATTGGCATCTACATCTTCTCCCAATCGGTTGAGCACAATGACTTCACCTTGCATTTCGGCAATTTGAAGTGCTAAAGCTTGATCGGCTTGTTCCCGGGCTTGTGTCTCTGCCAATAGATCTGCTGTGTTTGCTTTTGCGGAAATGCCATGTGCGTCGGTGTCTAACAAGTGCGATTGAAAGGCCTCCTGATCTGCTTTTTGGTTAAATCGGGCATCCAAATTTTCGATACTACTTGCGGGGATGGTTTCGTCTTTATGCCAAAAGCTGTCCCAAGTATCCCAAAACTGCGCTTGTGTTGGCTTTAAACCAGTTTTAAACCAGTTTTTAATGATATTTAATGTTTGCTTTGCCATAAATTATAATTTAATGATGTAAGCCAATGAATAGTATGGCGGCATATTATTGTGGGGCATGTTCCCTCCTGTATTACCTGTGGTACGCCCTTCCACATAGTGTCTGTTTGCATTGTCGAAGATTTTATCACCTCCGCCACCCATCACTCGTTCTGTATAGGAGTGGTTGTGTGAAGGCATTTCGTCAATGGTTAGTCGATGTTCCTTTTCCCCACCTGTTGCGCCAACACCATAACCCAAACCAGCTCCCAATACGAATTTATCTCTCAAATCAGGGCGACCGCCTTGTCCATCGCAGAGTGCAAATCCAGTAGGAATGGCCGTAATACTGCCGCTCCAGATGATGATGGCTCCAGATGGTAGTCTACTTTCTACCTTGTCGTTCAATAGTTTTACTGCTTTAGCGGTGGCCAGTTTGTTCTCATCGTCCAAATCAATGGCATTGCTTTTTTCAGTAGGTAAATCTTTAAAGGCCAATAGTGGCTTAAAGCGAACTAGGCTGTCCCAAGCGATGGTTCCTGTACCCGTACCGAAAGTGACATATCTGGTAAAGTACACGTCTTTCACTTGTCCACTTTCAAAAGGTCTGGAGGCTTTGTCTTCTCTTACAACCACTGTAGATTGTATAAGACCGCCTCTAAATTCTAAAACTTCGCCGGCAATCACTACAACGCCATTGCTTACGGTAGATCCTGTGACGGCGCATCCCGATAAAATGTAGTTGTCGCCTCCAAGAGCGGCCATATGCTGTAGGAAGCTATAGGCATTTTGCATAAAATTTAACGTGTCGGTTTCCAACGGAAAACCACCCGTTTGTTGTAAAAGCACGTTATTCATTTACTTCAATTATATATCTTTTTCCTGCCAGCTTGTAAAAGTCAACTAAGGCTTGTAGCTGGTATTTATTGTTTGTTAAATCAAATCCTTTCGGAACTACTACTCTAAAATCTACGCCCGTATCGGCATAATCTGCGCTCTGTCTGAGGTACTTTGTGCCTAAATACTGCGCTTGCTGCTCAATGTTGGTGTAAATGTATCTGCGTGTATATCTGTTTCCTTCAGTGAGGGTAATGCGACGTAATTCTGTGTCAAAAGCATCATTTAAGGCTTTCCTTAAATAGCAAACCTGACCATTATGCTGAAGGCGTTTTAAGTTGTTTTCTCTATTCAATAGCCATAGCTGGTGTACGGAGGCAATGGGTGTAACCAGGGTTTGTAGCCAAGCCAGCAAGCTAGCCTTACGGAGAAAAGTGGGAGTAAGGAGAACAACCAGTTTATTGATGTCTATTTTATACCACATAGCTGATGTTGTTAAAGTTTACCACCTCAAAGTATCCGGATGCGGGAGTTACTCTCACATCAATGGGTGCTGCGGGACCGTAATTGTTAATGGTTCCGTCTATCCAGGCACTTTCGGCGCTATCCAAATGGGGGATGAGTACCCCTTGTACTTTTTGAAGCGCATCTACCAAGTGTGCCAACACCAGTTGACCATCAAAGGGCAAGTTCTTCAAGTAGTTGAAAATAGCGTCTTCTACGGGTCTGCCTCCACTGATAATGCTGTTCCCCTGGGCGTCTAACACCAAAGGATCATAAAAGATTTTCATGTTAAGGTAAAGCTTATCCGGCTGGAAATTAATGGCATTTACACTTACACCCGCATCCTTTATTTCATTGATGTAGGCATCAAAGGCGAACTTTTGTTCTGGTTCAATGGGGCTTAGTTTTCCATCGGTTTCCGTTGCAATTTTAATAATTACCCTGCTTTGGTCTGTTGCTTCTGTTACGGCAGCATACTTAATGATCTTACTTTGGTCAATAACATCGGCTTCTGCACCAGCGTTGTTGTATTTGTCGCTATCTTCCACTAGGTCGAAGCCATATTGGAAGTCGAGCGCTTTTTGCCTGTACCAGCGTTTGGTGTGGGGTTTTAACAAAGCAATTGCGCTATCGGTTTCGGCCTTATGGGTGTCAAACAATACCTCCAAAGTATAAATGGCATAGGCAACCACATAAGTAATTAGCTGCCAGATGGAAGTTTTGCTTGTGCTGGTGAGCCCCGTTAGTGCAGGGTTTTGCTCTTTCGTTTGAATAATTTCTGTTTGAATTTGATCTATACTTCTAGCCATTATCTTATTATAAATGTTTGTGCTATTGCCATTTCGCCAATACCATAATCGGTATTAATAACCATCACAGCATTGCCTGTGGCAGGTTTGTAGGCGTTGTTGGTATAATAATTTAAAATATCCGTGTCGGTAGTCACCCCATCAGGTAAAACATAGCTTGAGCCAATTTCCAGTTCGTCTGTAATGGACATTTGGTTGGCCACGGCAAAGGCGAGTGCGCTTGCCAAACTTCCTGTATGCTGTAACAGTAAGTCTAAAACCGATTGGTTGTGTTGTGCCTTGATCTGCATTATAATTTCCCGTTTAACTGCTTGTATTTCCTTAGCTCTTCTGTAAGTGCTTCTATCTTTTCTTCCAGTTCCTTAATCACCATTTTGGTGGCGTTAAGCTCCGCAATGGCCTGGGTTAAACGATTGCCCAGGTCATCAACCATTTGGCGGTAATACTGCAATCCCTTTTCTGCGTTTTCAATTTCGCTGCCTCTTAGTTCGGCAAGTTGTTTTTTGCGCTGAAAGAACCAGCCCACAAAAGCACCAATGACCGCTAAGGCCAATTCGCTAACATAATTTTTGAAAAACTCTTCCATTAGGATATGCTGGCATTAATTGTTCCTGTTACGGCCCCGTTTGGTGCCAATAAACCACTGCTATAGTTTATTCTGAGCTGTTTAATCTCTTCCACAATTGCTTGCGCTAATTTGTCGGCAATCCTATCCAAAGCAGTGTTATGGTCATTTTGCTCCTGCTGCTCGGCTTCAAATGCTTCTTTGATCTTGGCTTTTAACCTGTTGCTATCTAATGCCATTTAATCTGCTTTTAAAAAGTCTTTAACTCTGTTTTCAATGCCTGTAAATTGGGCGGTGTTCACCAGGGCAATGGTAGGCCCTACGTTGGTGGTAAATTTCATGGCCTTTATGGCCGATAGGAGGTCGAGCATGATCATCCTGAGGGTTTCATTTTCCTTTTTGAGCAGGAAACCTTCTTTGGTGACGTCAAACACCACCTGATCTATGCCTAAATAAAATTCCTCTACTTCGCTGGCCATGGCTACAAACTGGAGGTTGTAGTCGGCTTCAATGGGCGTTACCAGTACCGTAGTGCCTACCTTGGGGATGATGTAAAGCTTTTGTGCTTTTTCATCGATGATTGCCGAAAGCCTGACGTCGGTATGGGTAATAAACCCATCATCACAAGTGCAAGTGCCGTTTTGCTTGTCTACCGATAATACCTTCATGATATTGGTGTCGGTATCTTGTTTGGTAATAAGTTTTAAAGCTGTTCTAATGGTCTCACTCATGTTTCGTTGGCTAATTTGTTCCCGATACTTACTTTTCGTCTGGCTCCGCTTGTACCGAAAGTGGTGACTACTTTTTTGATAAGGTAGATGCCGTTTCGATGCGGCCGTTTGTCGTCGACAATTTTGGCTCCCATTGCCGGTGCAGCGTAAGGAATTAGAAAGCTGGTTAAATCGCCCTCGTATCCATCATATTGAAGTTTTGAAAGGTGGTTATTGGCCATTTGTTTTAGGGTGTCCACATCCAAAACCATTTGCTGTGTAATTTCCTGCAATTCGCCATCCTTGTCTCCAGCCTCTACGCTGATTTTCTGATTGTCTTTGGTTTTTGCGGTATAAACGATCTTTATTTTTTTGTCGCTTTTGGTGCGGATTTGCAAATCGTTTTTTACGATGTTGTAATTGAGATCGTAGGCAGCATATTTCCCAATATTGAATAATTGCTGTAATCCGCAGTGTAGCTTGCCTTCGTCGTTAAGGAAAATGCTCAAACCCGTTTGTTCTTTTAGTGATTGGAGGGCCTGCATGGCGTTGCCCTCCTTGCGGGTAAACTTTTCCAAAGTTACCTCTGGCAGCTTGTCGGACAGTTTGATGTCTGTTCCCTCAACAATTTTCTTAAGTACGTTCGCAAGAGTAGTTTTTTGCTCATTGCATTTGAAATCCTTGCGTTTCAAAGGTCGTAGGCCATCGGTGCAATTGATCTGTATGATATTTCCCGTTTTGATGCTGTCTACAAAGCCTACAAATTCCTGTTTCACCAATTTATCTTTGTATCCTATGGTGATCTTTACGGAATCTCCGGCGGTAATTGCCTCTTCGGTATACCTTAAAGCACCATTTTGCTTGATGAAGAATTTCGACGGCATTTTGATCACTGCACTTCCGCTGATTTCGTCGATGCTGCGGGTAATCTCTATCTCATTAATGGCGTCGAACTTATAGTTCCCTATTTCAAAGTGTCCAGTTAAAACAAACATTATTTTTTCCTATTTTCTAGTTCCGCAAAAAATGGTTCTTCACTCACTGCCTTTATCGTGTATTTTTGGATACTTTGCTTGCCCACCATTTCGTCGAAACTGATGGTTTTTAGGATGATTCGCTGTATGCCAAAAAGCTCGAAAAACGGATTTTTTTGTATTTCTAATGTCCCCTTGAGGTTGAAAAGATCATTCAGATTTTTTACTTCTTCGGCGGGATAGCTATCATCGTCGCCAATAATTACGCCCTTAATATCAATTTCGTAGTCTTCGGCACAGATGTATTCCTTTACTGTTCCAGTACGGTTTTCGCCCACGGTAGCTGTTTCTACTATTGTTTTTTTGCGAGAGATAGATACCAAGGGTTCATTAGGAAACCACCTTGTTTTTTCGCCATTTTGCACTGCTAAGGTCATGAAGTATGGTCGACCTAAAGCTGCTTGCTGATCGACATTGTAAACATCATGGAGATAATAACTCTGGGCTTTTCTTTTCAGGGCATCTTTTTTTAATCCTCCAAAATCAGGGTAGGGTGCAGCGATATAGCTTAAGTGAGCCAGTGCGGTGAGTTCTTTTATTGAAAGTTCCATATCTTTTATGTGGTTTGCATGGCGGCCACTGAGCCTAATAAACGGTTTAATTCTTCTTCTAATAATTGGCGCATGCTGCTGGCACCTTCTCCTGCGCTAATGGTATTGATCACGATTTGATCTTGCATTTTGCCTAAGTTGATGGTGATGCTGCTTGGCCTGCTGCCTCCGCCAGTAATGCTGTCTGTAGTGGTTTGCACAGGGTTGCCTGGATTTCCTTGTCCTGTGCCTTTTTCATTGGTGGCAGCAGGTTGAGTGGGTGCATCAGACATTCCGAGCTGTTTCTTAAATCCTGTAGTGAGATCTGAGATGCTTCGACCGCTATTCCAACTTAATGAACCTGCTGCTGCTCGCATCTCTCGTCCAGCACTTGCAGTTAGCCTAACTACGTTTGCTGCGCCTTGGGCTACAGCAACCGCACGTTGTCTCATGTCTTCATTTATTTCGGCAATGGCGGCATTATTTTCTTTTCTATCACCTAGGCCTACACTATTCCTAAATACATACCAACCTCTTCTGATCAAATCAAGCCCAACCATGATTCCGTTAATCATGATGTCCCATTGTAGCCTACCTGCGGCGCAGAATGCTTGCCACATGAATGTGGCAGCATTCACAGTATGCCCCCAGGCTTTACCCCAGCCATCGGTTTTGTAAATTACATAAGCAATGGTAGCGATGAGGGCAATAATTGCGGCAATTACCCATACTATTGGATTCTTCAGAAATGCTAGGGATAATTTGTTTTGCGCAATGGCTGCTAATTCTGTATAAACATTAAAGATGAGCAATGCCGCCGCAAAAGAGCCAATGGCAATGGCTGCCGCTATTACATATGGATTGCCTGCTTGTAGTTGACCAATGAACCAGCCAATTCCCTGGGCTATTTTATCGAAAGCAAAGGTAATGCCCGAAACAATAGGCATAAGTACTGGGGCAATCAGCTCGTAAATTTTTAAGGATACTTCTGAAACACCTCGAAGCATTTGCTGCCATTTGGTGCCCAGGTTTTGACCAGCCTTTTCCGATCCTTGGTAAAAGTCCCCACCTTTTTGGGTGGCCCATTCGAAGGATTGGGAAAGTTCCTTTGCGCTGATGGCGCCATTGGCCATTCGTGATTGAAGGCTTTCGATGCTCTCTCCTGTCTTTTTGCTAATGGCCTCCAGAGGATCAAATCCAGCTTCTTTCATCTTCTGGTATTCTTCCTTTTGTAGTTGTCCCTTGGCGGTAGTTTTAGCGAGGGCATCAGATAATGCCGACATGTTGCCTGCGTTTCCAAGCGCAATGTCTCCAATGTTTTTCAGTTTACCTAAAGCCGTTTCAGAACTTAAGCCCAACTTCATCATCGCATTTTGTGCTTCTATTAGCTCTGCTTTGTCATAAGGCGATTTTAAGCTATAGGCAGAAAGTTGGTCGTATAAAGATTTTGCTTTTTCTGTATCTCCTTTCACGGCACCTAACAAGCTGCCTTTTTGTGCATCTGCTTCCATGCCACCGCTCATTACATTACCAAGTATTTTGTAAGGATTGGTTTCGATATTGACTGCTTCTTGGAGTAACTTGCTACTACTTCTCGCTGGTGCTTGTGTAGCTGTAGCTCCTGCGGCCGCAGCCCTTTCCTGAGTTTGTTGAAGCCCTCTAAATTCAACATTAAGCGCCATTACTTCATTCCTGTAGCTCCTGATGCTTTGCTGAGCACTCGCCTGAACTCCTATCGTATTGCCCGAGGCGGTTAGGCGCTGCATTTGGCTATTGGTTAAGCTTAGCTCGTTGTTATAGCTTCTGGCGTAACTTAAGCTCATGCCAGAAAATGGACCCGAACTATTGCTCAAGCGCTCAAGCCTTTGAATTAAGGCATCGGCCGATCTGGCCACCCCGTCAAAAGCACCGGCAACTATACGAGAGTTTCTTTCAATCCTATTCCACTGGTTTAATAAAATATCGTTCAGAATAATCAACCTTGACATTCTATCAGATAAAGAGGAAATATTGCTTGAGATATCGGCCATTGAAGTAATTTTTATAGAAAATGGATGCTTGTTGAAAAGCGGCTTGCTTAGAAAAATGAATTATTGTGTTGAGTGGAGGGGCGTGCTATTGGTAAAGTTCGGGACGGTAAAACCGATGGGTTTCTTTAGAATGAATTTGTACTTGCTTCCTGTTTTCGGATCCACTCCAAGTCCTTAATAGCGGTAGCCCATTCATGGTCGCTAAGAACATTTGGATCCAGGTGCATATAGTAGCGTAATTGAGCATTACAAATTCTTATCCATTCACCGTCCCTTACTTCACTCCCCTCTACAACTTTACCAGTTCGGCATTCTTAATCTCGATAAGCTCTGCCAATTTTGATGATGCCGACAGGAACAGGGTATCATCTGTCTTGATTTCGGTATCACCACCTAACCAGCAATTGTTTAAAAGAACCTCGTTAAATTTTAGGGGTTCGTTGGCGGCTAGGGACGTGGCATAACCTAAAGTTTTCCTGTCTGGCTTATGTAAATAGGCTTCTTTGCCATCTACTGTGATTTTAAAAATATCGCCGTGCTTCTTTTTCCACTCGGCAATTTGTTGGGTTGTTACTTTACTCATGCTTATTTTTGTAATTTGACTTTGGTGAAAATGATAGGCATTTCGATGATCATGTTTTTATCGCCTTGTTTCATCGATTTCTTTACCTCGGTAAATTCTACGTTTTGAAGGATGTCGGTTACAATTGGGCCACCATCTTCTGGAACGTAAGAAACGATAAGGTCGAAGGATAAGGAAAGCACGTTTTTACTTGCTGTGCTTTGCACCATGGCCTCTAATTCGCTTTGCCAAATGGAAACTTTTCCTTCATAGGAGTTTTTACCGCGGCCAATAGAATGTGGATCGTCGCCACGGCCATAAATCAGTTCTTTTTCTCTTTTTTGGGTATACTCAATGGCTGTAATGCCTTGTAGTACTTTTCCGCCAATGGATACGCTAATGTCGCTCCATGCATATTGCTTACTTGAAAACATATTAATTATTTATTGTGGTGGTAAATCCGATATTTACGTTAATTTGTTTGGCATAACCAACGGGCTGTAGCCTGATGGCAACGTCTAATTTTCCTGTGCTTAGGATGTTTTGCTGCTCATCGATATAGCATTCGGCATTGGATAGGTTTCCTGCTTCTACCATGGTCGCTAATGCTCGCTCCACTTGTGCCTGCCAGCCTTTTACAACTGCTGGATGGATTTTTCCTTCAGCTGTTACCTCTACTTCGTCCAAAAGGTTTTCAACCAAAGTGGCATAACCTAAAACAATGCTCTTGTCAATCACTAAGCCGCGAGCCAAGCTTACAAAGTCATCTGTTTCGGCGGTAAGCGTAGTGTCATCGTTAAAATAATAGCCGCTTTTGCTTACAAACGATCTTAAAAAGATGTAGCCTTTGTTGTGGATGGCATCCCAGCCACTTTGTTGGCTTTCTACTTTTACACCGCTAGTGAAATAAGCTGCCAAGCTTTCTGCAGGACCATCAGCTACGCGGCCAATGTTACGTTGTACTGGAATACGGGCCAATCTGCCTAATACTAAACCTACAGCAGCTACTTTGCTGGTGTCTGTGTTGGCAATTAAACAAGCTACGCGGTTAAATCCAGCTGTTTTGTAATCTTTCAAATCAGCAATGGTTCCGCTGTAGTTGTTGCCAGAGATCACGATTCTTACAGGCATAAACTTGGTTGCATACTGCTCTGCTAAAGCCTGTGCCTTTACTACAGCGGTATGTACGTCGGCGTCTAAACCTTCAGTAGCAGTTACTTCTGCAGGAGGTGTTTTTACGACACCTAACACGCGGATAGCGCCATTTGAAGCATCAAGTAATTTTACAGCATTGTTGGTGGTTGCATCCAGCATGGTGGTGTAGGTAACGGTGCTTGCTACCAACATGAACCATAATTCGGCGCCCTGTCCGGCCTCGGTGTAAAACTGTTCAAATTGTTTGTAGGCAAAGGCGTTGGTCCCTTCAGCGGTAATGCCCAGCTCTTCGATTTCCGACAAGCTAAACACTTGATAAGGCGTGTCAATTTGAACTTTGCCTGCAACAGTTGCACCAGTTAAAATTAAGCCCGCAACTTTGTCGCTTGTTACCGGTTGTTGCAGCAACCCTCCATTGAGGATGTTAAATGAAATGTTTGGTAAACTCATTTTTTAAATACTTTTGTCTTTTAATGATTGGATTATTTTTACAGCATCGGCCCAATCCAACTTACCGTCTGCAGTAATTTCTACGGCCAGCGCAACGGCCATTTTCAGGCGTTCTCCATTACGGTCGGCTTTTTCTAGGTTTTGTAAGATCTCTGAAACTTTCAGCACTATTTCCTGAGGGTCGGTAAGGTCTGCCACTTCCGCAAAGAGTTTAAATTGCTTAAGGAAAGTTGGCAAGCGGTCCCTTAACCAGGCCAATATTTTGTCGTCGGTAGTGTTTTTAGTTAGTGTCACTAAAACATCGGCCATGGGATTATTGATGGCGGTGTATACAGTATCCACTACGGCTACGGCAAATATCAAGGCCTTTTTGTAGGAAGGGGCCAACACCTGGAAAAGTGCTTTTATCTTCTCGATCAGTTTTTTAATAAAGTTTTTCATGATAATTTTTTACAAGTTTGATGTGCTATTCTATCTGGACACTAGGTTTGCGAACGGCCGCCCAAAGGCGACACGTTCGAAACAAAGTGCTATCAACCCAAAACTTAAAGGCTAAAGCGGTTCCTCTAGCCGTATAAAGGCGTTAACTGTTGATATCGCCCTTACACGTCTGCAAACCATGTAACCTTCTCTTGATCCTTCGTCGTTGGTATTTCCTTCGAGGGTTTGGATGTATCCTCCTGGCAAAAGTTTTTCTACAAATCCAGTGTGTCCTGAGCCATTGCTGTAAATCATCATGAAGATGTCGCCAGGCTGCGGAGCTTTTACCGCCCATTTTTTCGAAAAGATATACTGATCTCTCACACCTCCGGTGCGTTTTAAGGGCGGGGTTAGTCCCTTTGCCGAGAAAGCCTGCTGTATACACCAGTATACAAAAGCCATGCACCAGGCATATCCTTTGCCCAAGCCTACCGATTTAAGGTAGATTTCTACTTGTTTGCCAGCGTTACTTCCTTTGGGAAACTCTTGTACGCCCAACTGGCTTTGTGCTATTCTGATCCAACTACTCATTTTATTTGCTTTTACTTTTTAATGGTTGATGACTTAAGCTGTTCAAGCTTTATTTAGGCACCCCATTTTAAATACCCGTGTAATGTAAAACCCGTGTGTTTTGGGGGGTGATGTTGATACAAAATTGGAGCGTTTTTGGACGCTAAAAAAATCGACAAACAGTGATTGTCAGTATACTTACAATGATTGTGTAAAAGCCATACAACCATTGCTTTAACTTTTTTTGTATTCTTAAAATAGCTGGAGATTTGTCCTAAACAGAGATCAAAAAATGCAAGATTTTATTATTAACGACGAATTGGAATTTGAGGCAGGAGACCTCATGGTAGGCTTTAGTGACGAGTATCACCAGAAGTATATTTTAATTGCTGAGAAAGGCGAATACAAGCAATTCCCTGAGCTGGGCGTAGGGATGCTTAGCCTTATTAACAGTGAAGAAATGGTGGCCATGCTGATAGAGGCAAGGCGCAATTTTGAATATGACGGGATGGCGGTGGAAGAGCTGAGATTTAGTGACGAAAATACCCTAGTGGTGAAAGCAAATTATAGATAACCTGCCGAAAAATTTAACACCAGAATTTATGACACCAAGAAAAGAAATTTATTTAGCGATAAAAGAGGAGCTGCTGACCATCCCTGAGATGACATATGTGGATTTGCAGCGTAACCAGTTTGCTCCTGGAAAAGCAAGTTATCCGCCATATGCGGTGGCTTGTTTGGTAAAGGTGGTTTCCATTCAGTGGGACGCCATGAGTGAGCAAATGCAGGAGGGAAGTGCCTTGGTTGAGGCCACTCTTTATTTATTTGAAACCCATCCAGATCCAGAAGTAGAAGGGGTAGACGCTTTAGTAGCAATGGACCTGATAGATACCATCACAGCGAAGCTGAGGTTTTTAAAAGGGGAGTTATTTAAGCCTCTGGAGCAAATTTTAGATGAAGCAATAGAAACCGACGTGGATGGTTTGCTGGCCTACAAACTTTCCTTTATTGCTACCATTTATAAAAGAACTGCGGCAAGGTATCAAGAGGTTGCCAACCCTGTTACCACCATTAGTTTTGTATAGCAAGATTGGGTATTAGACACCATAGCAACCTTGCTCTTTAAGGATGGCCCTTACGGTGCGTTGGGATATATAAAACTGTTTAGCGGTTTTTTCTTCCAGCGCATCAAGCCTCCACTCAGGATGCTTTTTGCATAAATCATCAAAATATCGCCTAAGGGCTTGGTTTCGGTCTTTTAGATAAGTCTTTGTCATAGCACAAAAATAAACAATTTTGTTTATGATAAGCAAAAATTTACTCCTTTTTATACTAAAATTCAGTCAATTAATCGATTTTATAAACAATTATATTTAAAATGAAAAAAACACTCCTTATTTTAATTTTAGTCCTGGCCTATCAATTCACGAATGCCCAGGTAAAAGTTTTGGGCAAGATAGAGCCCAATGGAGCCACGGATAAATATCCTACCCATGTTGATAGCTTGGGCCGTGGTGGTTTAATGACCGCCACAAGTTGGCAAGAGCGAAATGCTATTCCCACTGCACGTAGGAAAGCGGGAATGTTGGTGCGGGTTAAGTCGGCCAGCGTAGACAGTACCTATACATTGGGTGTGGGATTGACCGATGTGGATTGGGTGCCTTATACTCCCACAGCCAACATCACCAATATTAATCAGATACCAGCCAGAAGCTATAACGATTTGCAGGATAAGCCTTCCATACCCGACAATGCTGAATTGTTGCATACGACAGGCGCTGAAACTAAAAATGGGAACTTGACGTTGATGGGGTCGCTAATTTTGCCAAATAATAATCAGGTCAGCTTCTCTAGCGTAAACAATAGTTATAACGGTTATTTGAGGGGAGACGGGATGCAATTCTCCAATTTATCAGGGAATATAAGAACCAATTTCTCGAATGACGGTATTCGGTTTAGGTACAATGGTAGTGGAGAGACGGTGCTTAGAGGACAGACCATTTCATCGGGTGCTACAAATATTCAATTACCCTCAGCTTCTGGAACTTTAGCTTTGACATCTGAAATCCCCAGCGTAACCGGTAAAGCCAATTTAGTGGGTGGAAATACGTTTAGTGGTAACCAGTTTGTAAATGGTGAATTTAAAGTGTACAACCCTGACGAGTTTATGTATGAGGGTAAGATGTTTATGAATAGCGATGTGTTTAACATTGTTACCCCATATAATTTAAAAATATCAGGAGGAAGCGAAACCCAATTCATAACCGATTTTTTAAATGCCTCTATAGCAGAGACTAGGTTCACAGGCAATGTGGGAATAGGTATGACACCTATTAGTGAAAAATTGGAAGTTAACGGTAATGCTATATTTATTGGAAGTATTACTGCCGATAGCCCAAAGTTTACTGGGGAGGGGACATTTACTAGTGAGGATGGTTTTATTTTTAAACACCCTGATTCTGAAAATACTAATTATGCTTATATTAATTATGGTCAATTAGGGTTTATTGGCAATGGTGGAAGTGCTACTTTCGGTGCTGGTCAAATAGCTAGTAACGTATTTAATGCTGCTGCTAAAAATAATGCCTTTTTAGTCAATTTGGGTGAAGCCGTACCGACATTAAGCTTAACTCAGGATAATATAGGAAATACGATTAAACCTAATTTGTTGGGGGGTAATGTAACCACAACGTTGCCTGCTGTTACCGGTACGTTGGTGACTATGGAGCAGGTATTGGCCATGACAGCCATTCAAACAGCGGCTTATCACGGTGCTGATATTTCAGGGACAACCGTTACGGTAGCAACCTCTCCCTCTAGGTATAAAAAATTGTATATTTATAAACCATCAGAAATAGGGTCACTCACCGTTTTTAAGATGCCAGCTAATCCCACTATCGGAGATTTGGTAGAGATTATATCCATAGCAGCCAGTGATCCTTTTCCATCGAGTTATATAGAAATTCAAAACTCAGCAGGGACATTTATATCTTACGGCAAGTCACACTTTATGGCTTACCGATGGAGCGGAACTACTTGGGTTGATGAAAGTACTGAATAGGTAATTAAAGTAACTTTAATCCGCTGGAATTTACCAGCGGATTTTTTATTTTTAAAAGCTATTGGTTTTGCCGAAAGAGATTAATTAATGCCTCAAGAATTTCTACAGGAAAAGTTTTAACATGAAAAACGCAAGATTATCCAATGCCAGATAGACATTAATAATTTGTCCATATTCGAAAAGAACTAGGATAATGACGGCGAGCTAAAAACTAAGAATTTGGAGCTAGTAATGATTTATGAAGCTACGTTAAAAATATTATCGTTTCATGTCCTTTTTCAACTATCGGAACTATGATATTTAACCTTCCTAAAAGCCATCATTAGTAGAATGTAATTTATCGGTTAATTAACCGATAAATTACAAGCTAGAAAAATTAAGCGCCAAGGCCTTCCATTTTCCATAGTTGTCTTTCTGTTTAAACTCGTAACCAAAAGCTTTAAAACTTTGCGAGTAACTTTCTTTGATTAGGCGTAGGCCTTCTAACCAACGGGCATCTTCAAACTTATCTTCGTGGTTAAGCAGATCCATTACCTTGGCGTATTCTAAATCGCCTTTGGCATTGCGCTCCAAAAAGCCTAAAAGGATGCTGTGTAATTTGGCGTCACGTTTTTTAACGGTATCGCTCAAAAAATCTTTGATGAGCTCAACAGCTTTATGTGCCCTTTCATCCCAAACGGGGTCGGTATCTCTTCTGCGGGTGATTTGTGTAATGCCATCACTGTGAAAAATTGAAAAACCGCCCTTGCTATTGCTTCTGATAGCACCGTATGCTTCCAGTTTTTGTTTTTGGAGATCCATTGCCGAATGCATTTTTTGTTTGAACCTGCCTACTGAAAGGGCCAATTCCTTCGCTTCTGAGAACAACTCATCAATGATATAGTCCCTTTGACCTACGTATACTTTCTTATCGGCTTCTCTCTTTGCGTTTTCCTGCTTTTTACGACTGATTAATAATGCTTCTAACTCTTTTGTGCTTAACTCGTTGATGGTGTTGTTGTTCATGTGCTTAGGGTTTTGTAAATATTTGCTTTAACAATTTGTTTTGCTCTTTAAAAAGGTCGATCAGCTCTCTGGTTTTTGTTAATCTCTCCTGTGGGCTTAACTTGGGGCTTTTTAGTTCATCAGCTTTGACCTGTATTTTAGTGTCGAGCGTTTTGATTTGGTGCTGTAACATTAGCGTTTGGTGACCTTTACGTCGTTTTCGTCCAATACGAAGAAGAGCTCTTGGGTATCGAATCGTTTAACGACCAGCCCGTAGCCCATTGGGGTTTGTTCGCCTCTTAACACTTTGCCTAGGGCATTAAAATGTGGGTGTTTGTGGTTAATAATGCGTACTTCGCTATCTTGGTAGTACGCAACTTTTTGGTTGGTGATCATGTGTTGATTGTTTATTTAATGAATACTCGTTTTTGTTTTGCGATAAATGTGAAAGCCTGATAAACTTTGAGGCTTGGCCGTACCTGCATAAACTGTGGACTGTGCCATACTTTGTACATTTCACTGCGGTGGCTGGCGGTGATACGATGAGGATACCGTTTTAAAATCATCCGATCTCTGTTCATCCATATTTGTTGCCACCAAGCCCAAAATTCTGGGGTTGCTTTCCATAGCGTAGCTAGGTTTTCGTTGTTGGTATAGTCTTTTAAAAATTCATTGGCAGTATCTAGGAAAAGGTTGTTGATAAACTCTTCGCTTACGTTAACGTGTTGGGCCATCTGTTTCACATGTTTGTTAAAATCTCTCATGGTTGGTGTTTTATTGTAGTTCGTTCCAGTATTGTGCGGCGCCTTCGGGCCATATATCATATTGGCCAAGGCCTTTTCCTCTTACTTGGGCAAATGCCCTAAAGCCTTCAACCCTAATTTTTTTGGAGCAGTCGTATCTGATTCGCTTGGCTATTCTTCCTTCGGGGTGTTTTCCTTCGGCATGGCTAATCAGGATAAAAAGCTTTTTGGGGAACATTGCCCGTAATTCCATGTATCCTTTAAGGTTCAGCTCGGCATATTGCAGGCTGTTGATGACTACGATGTTGGCGCTTTTGTGCTTTTGCAGCCGTTTTTTCAAAAGAGGCAACTGCTCTTTGTGGAGATGTAGGAACTTGCTCCCAACATTTTCAAGGCCAGCGGCTTTAACGGCATCTTGCGTGTCTTGGCACCAGCCTTCTTCTAAATCATCGTAAATGACATTTTCGAAGCTGGAGAGGTACTTGCATAGCTGCAGGACAAAGCTTGTTTTGCCGTTGAAAGAGTTTCCCCAAATCATCCAGCAGCCTGTAGTTTCTGGCGTGCCCAAAAATTCTTTCCATTTTCCTTCGAACGACCATACTTTAAATTTCATGGTTTGCAGTTCCTTGGCACTTTTTGCCCTGGGCAGATCGTTAAGTGATTTGGTTCGTTTAGTTTGTGCTATCATTTCCATTAGGCTACTTTTAATTTTTGTACTTCTATGTAAACTCTTCTAAGGCTGTAGCCAGATTTGGCATATAATTTTTGGATGTCTTGGATGCCGTTGGCCCTGGCTACCTGGCTCACTTGTTTGAGTAGGAACTCCTCTCGTGCTGCTTTGCCTTGGGGGACTATTTCCTGGTATTTATTGCCATATCGATCAAAAATTTCGGCATAACCAACTTTGTTCAGGTGCTTGTTGCGTTCTATCTTTTCACGTAAGCCATCGGCGCCCATCATGTACCAAGCACAGCATTTGTCGGTGGCATTCCATAGTGCTTTTAGCTCTAAAAAGGCAGCATAGTCTAGGTCGCCAACCTCATCGAGGATGATGAGGGGAGAAGGGATGCTCAATAGATAGTAGATTAAGTCGTTATATACCTCGTTATATCTACCTGTATGGGTTACGCCATATTCTTTTGCAATAGCTCGGGTGAGTTTCTGTTTGGATTTGTACTGGCTGCAATCCAAATAAATGGCGTTGATATTTTCTCTTGCGTATTGCCTAGCGGTGTATGTTTTCCCAATGCCGGGTAAGTCACAGAGCATGGCTGATAGGCTGGAGGTTTGGCATGCGCTTAACTGCTGGTAAATAAAATTATAGGTGGGTGTTTTTGCGGTAACCCACTGCGGAACATCGTTAAATTGGATGTCCAGCAATCTTGCTAGTCTGATCCAGTTGGCATTGCTTAGCACATTTTCAAATTCGCCCTTTTTAACACGGTTTAACTGTGCGGAGTTAATACCAAGCGCAACGGCTTGTTTGGCATCGCTGCTGTATAATTTTCTTTGAACACTAATGGCTGCTATGATTTTCTCTTTGATGGCTGGTGTGATCATGGTTATAGTGAGTTAATGGCGTTTAGTTTGTTAAAATCGTTGTCGTATTCTTCGTCGAAATGTATGATTTGGACGGACTCGGACACTTTTGGTAGGATAATCTCTACGGGAGTGTCATGTTCATGTCCAATCTTTTCCATCAGTTTCAGCCTTCCCAATTCGTTTTTACCCTCTTTAATTTGTTGGTTGAACTTCGAAACGTATTTGGCCTGTTCCTGGTAATGATTTACGTCTCGATCAAGCCATTCGGCATTGGCCGTGTTATAGGCTTTTATTTTGTCGCATTTGCAAATGAAGACTTCATTCTGGTAGAGATATACATGATCCACTTCGTTTTGCTCATTCTGTAAGTGATAGGCGATGACCTCATAATTATTTGGAAGTAGCTGTTCCATCACTTCTGGGGAGGGCAGAGCATACTTGGCTTGCCTAACCGCTACGTATTGATTTCTCCTGATCGTTGTTGCGGTGCTGTTTCCAATGTATCTCATCAATAGCGGCCTGTCGATATGGGCCATTTGCGGGTTTGCGTACATCTTTAGCACCTGCGCTCTGGTTAAGTCCTTGTATTTTTTTTGGTTTGGATGTAGCGCATTGTTGTACTTCTCTATGATCTCCAGGTCATCGGCCACTAAAACTTCGTATGCGTAAGTTTTTTCTTTGTAGTTGTCATTATCTGCATCAAATATTTTCTCGCTTTTGGTTCTGTTGGCCTCTAGTTTGGCGTAAAAGCGGCCTATCCCGTCTTGATGTCTTTTTTCGAAACCGTATTTCTTGATTCGGTTTCCGGTCTCTGCCCATTTTTCCTGTGAATTGCCCGCGTTACACCAGCGCACAAAAGGAAAAACTACTCCGGCTTTCATCAGGTCATCTTTAAAATTGTTTACCAGGTGATGCTCAACTTCTACTTGCAAAGGCATTCCGTAACCGTTGTAGTCTAGGAAATGGAACATATTGCGCATGCAGTTGATAAACAGGTCTGTTGTTTTAGATAAGCTGTGCGCAAAACCAATGATACAGCCACTGGCCACATCGTAAGCATAATAAGCTTTAACCCGTTTTCCGTTTGGTGTTTTTCTAGGCAGATCCCTGTCGTCCATTGAAATTTTACTGAACGAATAATTGGGCGCATGGCGATGATGGTGTGGGCCGTGTACACTTTGGTAAGTTTGGCTGTCCATCCTGTATTTGTCAACAATTGCCCGGTTAGAGGGTTGGTTGATGTAGTTCCAAATGGTGGCCTCGCTTAAGGTGATCGGCTGCCCATTCTCGTAAAAATGCTTGCGATCGTATATTTCGCCCGTTTTAAAATCTACAATGTCGATATCACCCGCCAAAAACCTCCAATAATCGCTGGCTACCTCTGTAACATAGGGCTTATTGCTTTGTACATATAGGCTTAGGATCAGCCTTTCGATATCTACAGTGACTTTACGGCTGTTGTTGTTGCAAAATCCTTTGTGTATCAAAGTGGTATAGCCTTCCTTTTTGTAATTCCTGTATTTTTCTTGCAATCGACGAGGGTTTGCAGGAAGCGTGTGAGGAAATTCTTTTTTGTTAAGGTTGATGATGCAATCGGTAAGCCTGGTCCAAAGATTGGCACGAACACCGCCCATGGCTTTGCGTCGTGCGGCACTGTTGGTGATAATGGTATGGCATGCGTTCAAAACGTGGGCGTTTGTGGTGTATTCGAGGATTACATCGTTAGGTAAACTGCGTTTGTCTGATAAGCGATAAGCGCTGAAGAAAGTGATAGCTGCAGCATCTTCTTCAATGAAATCTTTAAACTGGTGGATCTTGGCTGTTTTGGCAGGCTCTCCCCATCGGTCTACCAACGCTTGTTGTTCGGTGAGGCTAAGTTTTTCGAAATTGATGAGCGCTTCGTTTCCCAAGCCTTTTCCTTCTCTAAGCCTAAAGCCTTCTTTGCGTGAAGCTCTTTTTTTATAGGCATCATAAGCCAATAGTTTTACGCTTTCTTTATGTCGGCGATGGTGGTCGCTGACAATAAAGCTTAGCCTTACGCCGTAATGATTGTTGTGTATTTCGTAGGGAGAGCTGCTCATTGTTTATTGGGTTAGTTCTGCGATCTCTTTTAGTTTTCCGATAATTTGTCCGCCTTTGTCTTTTCCGTTGAGCACTCTGCTCAGGTATACGCGACTTACGTTAATTCTTTTGGCAATGTGTTTATAACTGATGCCTGTTTGCTTTAGCGCCTCAGCCAGTACGAGGTTTTCAGGATATTTAATTAGTTCTTTGGATGGGTGCATAATTGTTTACATATTTGTAAATAGTATACGCAAAAATAAATAGTTTTGTTTATATAAAAAAGCGATTATAAATTAATTTGTTTATCATGACTGGCAACGAACTGAAAATCAAGCTAAAAAAATATAATATTGAATTGGCTGAGATTGCTAGGAGTATGGGGGTGTCTCCTCAAAACCTTCAAAGTAAACTTAATTCTGATGATTTAAAGCTGTCGCTCATTGAAGAGATAGCTAAATCAATAAATAAAAGTGTTTATGATTTGATTGAAGGTGGCCAGAGTATGGTTGTTAGAGAATCTCAAGCACCTTATGGTTCTAAACGTCTTATTAAAAAGGAAAGCAGTAACGGATTAGGTTTGCCACTTATTCCTATTGATGCCATGGCTGGTTTTGGGAATGGTGATATCCAGGTTAGCGAAAATGAGGTGACAGATTACTATGAAGTTCCTTTGTTTGAAAAAAGAGGCGCAAAATACTTGATTTCTGTTGCTGGAAATTCCATGTATCCCAAATATGCCAGTGGAGATTTACTGGCCTGCAAGCCGCTTAAGGATCTCAGTTTTGTACAGTGGGGCAAACCTTATGTGCTAGACACGGAACAGGGAGCCATTGTAAAACGCTTGTTTGAAAACCCAGATAAAAAGGATGTATTGATCTGTAAATCGGACAATTCGGAGTTTTACCCGCCGTTTAACCTACCTGTATCAGCCATATATAAGGTTGCTATTGTGGTAGGCGTAATCCGTTTAGAATAA